GTTTTGAAACCACTAAAATTCGTGGCGGCAAGGAAATGAATTTTACTTGTCCAATTGATTGGGATACACTACGCATTAGCCCACAAAGCATTGATAAACCTGCCGCAGAACAAAAAGTTAAGCGTGCAGGCAAAAAAGAAAAAGCCGAAGAATCTCACACAGACTTACCCTGGAATGCATAAATGAATGATGCTGTTTACGAGCTGCTACAAAAACAAGGTCTACACATACAAGTTAGTGGCCGAGATTATGTTGTGCGCTGCTTGAACTCAGAACATCAAGACTCAAATCCAAGTATGCGTATTGACAAGATTAGCGGTGCTTTTCACTGCTTTGCTTGTCACTTTAAAGGCAATATTTTCAAGCATTTTGGTGTACTAACCAATACAACACCAGCAAAGATTGCAAAGCTAAAAGAAAAACTAAACTTACTAAAAAATAAACAAGAATTAGAATTGCCGGACGGAGCAACACCGTATACTCGCAGTTTTCGCGGAATTAGTCCAGCAACACTAAAACACTTTGGTGCTTTTTATACACAGAAAACCGAAAAACTAGTGGATCGTATTTGTTTTCCTATCAAAGACATTACAGATCGCACAGTGGTGTTTGTTGCCCGTCATACCCTAAGCAATGGCAATCCACGATACGTAAACTATCCTAGCGGTGTTTCAATGCCGCTATTTCCGGCAGCTGCTCCACGTGATGCAAAAACCGTAGTATTGGTAGAGGGCTTATTTGACTTTTTAAATCTTTATGATAAGGGTCTGCATAACGCAGTTTGTTGCTTTGGCACTAATACCATACAAAACAACTTATCAGAAAAACTGCTGCCATTTCGAGCACAAGGCGTTACAAAAATTTATGTTATGTTTGACGGCGATGATGCTGGCCGAAAAGCAGCCAGAGAATTAGTACCACAGCTAGAACAATGTGGCTTTGCCACCGAACTAATAAACCTACCTGACGACAAAGATCCTGGTGAACTAGACCAAACCGAAGTTGCCAGTATCCGCGAATATATCCACTAGCCCAATACGCTATAAGAAAGTATTTATGAAAAAAATTGCACTAATTGACAAAGCTCCAAATCGTACCCGTTATCAAGAATATTTTCCTTTTGAGTTTGATCACTTTCACATGAGTGAAGTGCCTATTACCAAACTGCTGAAAAAAGACGTAACACTACAGTTTGATGCAGAACCGTATGATTTGGTTGTTTTGGTAGGCGCTGAAGCAGCCAAAGAATATGCTAAAGTTACGTCAGTAACAAATTATGCTGGTCAGCTGGTAAATGATAAGTTTGTGTGTATAACCAATCCTGCAATGCTGGCATTTAAACCTGAAGGCAAACCCGACTTTCAGCGTGCACTAGATAAAATTTTAAAGTATTATAATGATGAAGCTAAAGGTCCGGTTAGCGGCGATTTTGCTGGCATTGACTCTACTGCTGCCGCAACCAAATACTTACAAGAAGTATTGGAAAATGCTGAAGGTTACGTGGCGTGGGATACTGAAACAACCGCTCTATATCCGCGTGACGGCTTTGTGTTGGGCTTATCTATTACTTACAAAAGCAATCAGGGTCGTTATATCATAACAGATTGTTTGGACGAACGGTGCATGGAATTGCTGCAACAAATTGCAGACCGTTTCACGACAGTTTTTCACAACATGAAGTTTGACTACAAAATGATTGGGTATCACTTGGGTATCCGCTTTGATCGCAGCAGAGTGCACGACACAATGGTTATGCACTACGTGCTGGACGAAACTGATAGTCACGGCTTAAAGCAACTGGCGCTAAAGTACACAGACTACGGTGATTATGATTCGGAATTGGACGAATTTAAACGCGAGTATTGCAAAACCAATGGCATCTTGCAAGAAGATTTTACTTACGACTTAATTCCATTTGACATTATTAGTCGGTATGCCTCAATCGACACAGCAGTTACCTTAGAGCTTTTCCACAAGTTTTGGCCGGTTGTGCAAAAAAATGACAAGCTGTGCAGTGTATATACAGATATTTTAATTCCTGGTACCTTGTTCTTGATGGACATGGAAGAAGTTGGCATTCCAATTAGTCGTGAACGCATGACTGCTGCGGACAGCTACTTGTCAGAGCAAATTCAACTGGCAAAAGAAGCACTATACGCATATCCTGAAGTACAACAGTACGAAACTGACTCAAAAAAGATTTTTAATCCTAACAGTGTAATGCAGCTGCGAGTTGTATTATTCGACTACTTGGGCTTAAATCCAACCGGCAAGAAAACAGCAACTGGTGCAGTTAGTACAGATGCTGAAGTGCTGGAACAGCTTAGTGAAGAACACGAGCTGCCTAAAGCTATCTTGCAGGTACGGCAGCTGGGAAAAATTCAAAACACTTATATTCACAAGATTTTGCCGGAATTGGATCGCGACGATCGCATTCGTACTAATTTTAATCTTATTTTTACCACTAGTGGACGGTTGAGTTCGTCAGGCAAGTTTAACGCACAGCAAATCCCACGAGACGATCCTATTATTAAAGGTTGTATCAAAGCTCCGGCTGGATACAAGATTGTTTCACAAGACTTAACAACAGCAGAAATGTACTATGCGGCAGTCCTTAGCAGTGATAAAAATCTACAAAAAGTTTTCTCCACTGGAGGCGACTTTCACAGTACGATTGCACATATGGTTTTTAACTTGCCGTGCAAAGTCGATGAAGTCAAAAAACTATATCCGGCTATGCGACAAAGTGCTAAAGCAATCTCGTTTGGGATCTTGTATGGTAGTGGAGCCAAAAAAGTGTCGCAAACAGTTACAAAAGCAACTGGAGAAGACTACCCTGTCGATCAAGCACAAGAAGATATTAAAGCGTACTTTACCAGATTTAATAAGCTGAAACGTTGGCTTGACGATCGCAAAAACTTTATTGAGCAAAATGGATTTACTTATAGTTTCTTTGGCCGTAAACGCAGGTTACCTAATGTATTTAGTAGCGACAAAGGAATTGCTGCTCACGAAGTACGAAGTGGCATTAACTCAGAAGTACAAAGCTTGGCGTCAGACATGAATTTGTTGGGCGCTATTAAAACTGCGGAACAAATCAAATCGGAAGGTTTAGATGCTAAGATATTTATGCTGGTTCATGATAGCATTGTGGCTATTGTCAAAAACGACTGTGTAGAGCGCTATTGCCAAATACTTCGTGAAAACACACAGCAAGATCGTGGCTGCAGTATTGCAGGAACTCCGATTGGAGTAGATCAGGAGATAGGTGATGACTACAGTTTTGGAAAATTTGAAAAAACCTATAGCCTTGATGGATATAAGTTGGCCCGTATTTCAGCTGACTAATCGTGTTCCACAAACTGAAAACGGTGTAACTTTCTATGTAACAGAAAGTTACAACCGTGATACAGCCCAATACACTCAACGTGTCAGAGTTATTGATGATAAAAACTTGCCAGGTGATACCTTAAGCCGTAGGCGACTGCAACTGCAACAAACTGAGGCTGAAGTTTATAAGATTAAACGAGCAATTTACTTTATTGGTGATTTTGTTAAATTAGCCACAACAAAAATGTGGTTTATTGACAGTGTGGGACGTGTTTTTCAGTATAAAAAAACCACACGCGCCAAACTGCGATTTTATAAAGTTAAAAATATTTTTCCGGTTGGTGGAATAGGTGCAGTTGTTGAAGTTGATGGTCTGCCTCAAAGGTTTAAAGTGTTGTATAGACCAGTTGATAACCATGCATGGGCAGGAGTACTGGAATTTGCTGGCATTAAGTTTTTATATGGTTTGTACGATCAGTGCTACGAAGAAACTTGGAGGTTAGTGTAATTGGCTAAAGCAGTTATTTCAAACCGTATTTATTTGGACAATCCCGGCCCAGAACATACAAAAAAGATTATTAGCGCGCTTACCTATAAATTTACAAAAAATATAGGTAAAAGTCACATAGTTAGTACAGAAACAGTAAAAAACTATAAAACACTAATCGGTGGAGTGCTTTCACTACCACAGGCTAGAACTGACTTAATACCGGACGGCTATGAAATTGTTGATAAAAGAGTACTTAATGACATACCTTTTCCAACCCCTAAATTTCCACTTCGCGAAACACAGCAAGTGGTATTTAACAGCACTAACGACACTTGCTTTATTAACGCCTTGGTAGGCTGGGGTAAAACATTTACTGCGTTACACATTGCCCGAAAGTTTGCCCAACGTACACTTATTGTAACACACACTACAGCACTTCGTGATCAGTGGTGTGAGGAAATCGAGATCTTGTACGGACTAAGTCCTGGCGTAATAGGCGGTGGACGTTACGACATTGACGACCACTATATTGTTGTTGGTAATATACAAAGTTTGATTAAGTACAAAAACGAACTAAGCAAAGAGTTTGGCACAATTATCCTAGACGAAGCACACCACTGTCCAGCATCAACATTTACAGAATTTATTGATTCTAGTTATGCACGCTATCGTATAGCACTAAGTGGTACAATGCTTCGTAAGGACGGAAAACACAAGCTATTTCCAGATTATTTTGGTACTACAGTTCACAAACCTCCTCAAAGTGATACACTTACTCCCGTGGTTAAAATCTTAAAGCCCGGAGTAACACTAAAACCCAATGCTACGTGGGTTGAGAAAATTAACGATTTAGTTGAAAAAGACAGTTACGTACGTTTTATAGCGGCCACAGCACTAGCACAAATTAGTAATGGGCATTCCGTTTTAGTTATAGCAGACCGAGTGGAGTTTTTAAAACAAATTGCAGAATATGTCGGAGAAACCTGTGTGTTGGTTACTGGCGAAACCAATCTTGACGACAGGCAACGTGCCAAAGAAGAATTACTCAACAAAACAAAAATGTGTGTTGCTGGAAGTCGGCAAATCTTTTCAGAAGGACTTTCAATCAACATTCTTAGCTCAGTCATTCTTGCCATCCCAATGAGCAACGATTCGCTATTAGAACAAATTGTTGGGCGTATTCAGCGTCAACATCCAGACAAGAAAACTCCTCCTGAAGTAATAGACATACACTTTTCAGGTTGGGCAGATAAGAAACAAAATAATGATAGGCTTGCCGTCTATCTGCGAAAAGGCTGGGAAGTTGTTAGCTTATAAAATTTTGACTTGCACTATCTGTCAAAGTTTGCTATAATATGTCTTAAGGTTGAAAAATGACTTTATTCTTCAACATAAATGTCTTAGAAAAAGAAACCGATGGTGACTTAGACTATTTAATAGTTGCACTAGAAAAGTGGTATAAAAAAGAAACTATACCTAAAAATGCCAGACAAAAGTACAAGCCATTAAAGAAATCATTACTTGGAAGTAGTTTTTTACTAAATCCAAGTGAGTTTTTCAAAGACAAAAACACTGATGTTATATTTAGGGCGCAATATCTAAAATTAGCCGCAAGACGAGATTATACTTTATATAAACTATACGGACTAAGAACCTTAGATTTGTCGTTTTTTCCTAATATTAACTTAAAATTAATTGAAGCAAACCCATTAATATCAATTAAAAATAACCACTTACACTTTAAATACGAGGACATTTAAACAAAATGGCACTTTCATTCAAACAAACTAAAGGCAAAGCGCAGTCTAACAAAGTCGAATCTTACGAGTACAAAGACGGTGAGAATACAGTTCGACTGATTGGCGGTGTCTTGCCACGTTATGTTTACTGGCTAAAAGGTAGCAATAACAAAGATATTCCGGTTGAGTGCCTCGCATTTAATCGTGACAAAGAAAAATTTGATAATCTAGAAACAGATCATGTACCCGAGTTTTTTCCTGATGTTAAATGCACTTGGAGCTACTCGGTAAACTGCATTGACCCTAAATCGCAAAAAGTTGTGGCACTTAACCTGAAAAAGAAACTGTTTGAACAGATTCTTACCGCAGCAGAAGATTTGGGCGACCCTACCGATTATGATACGGGCTGGGATGTGGTTTTCAAGCGTATTAAGACCGGCCCGCTGCCGTTCAATGTTGAGTATCAACTGCAAGTGCTTCGTTGTAAGTCTCGCAAATTGACCGCAGATGAGCGTGCACTAGCTGATTCCGCAAAGTCGATTGACGAAAAGTTTTTGCGACCAGATGCCGACGAAGTTCGTGCGCTGCTGGAAAAGATCACAACAACTAACGAAGAAGATAGCACAGAAGCGGAACGCGAAGCTGTAAAAGAGCTTGACGATTGACCAATAAGCCCTGCTAGTGTTAAGCTATGCAGGGCTTTCTTGCCTTTAAAATATGAAAATACTATTTACAGCAGACATACACATTAAATTAGGGCAAAAAAATGTTCCGGCAGAGTGGAGCCTGAATCGCTACACCAGCATGTGGGAACAATTACGCGAACTGCAAACCGGTTGCGATTTATTTGTGATTGGTGGTGATGTGTTTGACAAATTGCCAAATATGCAAGAGTTGGAAGTGTACTTTGAGCTTGTATCACACTGTGTGATTCCTACCATTATTTACAGTGGTAATCACGAAATGATGAAAAAAGACACCACTTTTTTAACCAACCTAAAATCAGTTACAAACCGTTTAAACCCACAAGCACGTATTGTTGACACATGCGAAACCATTTGCGACGGACGTGTTGACATTATACCGTATAATTGTTTAAAAACCGTGGACTTCAGTGTGTTTAGTGCACCTGTGCTCTTAACACATGTACGCGGTGATATTCCACCACACGTTAAAGCTGAAATACCGGTTGAACGGTTTCAACAGTGGCAGGTGGTTTTAGCAGGAGATTTGCACAGCTATGAAAATTGTCAAGCTAATATTTTGTATCCTGGTAGTCCTGCCACTACTAGTTTTCACCGCCATGTGGTTGACACCGGGGTTATTGAGTTTGATCTTAATACACAAAACCATGTGTGGCATAAGCTCAACTTACCGCAGCTTCTTAGACAAACGGTAAAAGCCGGAGACGCAACTCCGCAAACTGATTATCACCACACAATTTATGAAGTTGAGGGCGATTTAGCCAGTTTAAGTCAAATTGCAGATAGCGAATTAGTGGATAAACGAGTGGTAAAGCGTAATACTGATACCGCACTTATCTTAGACAAAGAAATGAGTTTGGCTGAGGAAGTCAAAGAGTACTTAACTTATATACTTCAGCTTCCCGAGGACGCTATAGCAAAAGCACTAATGGAATTAAATAATTATGAGTCACGACTACAAAATTGAAATTTACAGTCAAATTAACTGTGCAGGCTGTAAGCAAGCTAAACAAATACTAACAGATCGCAAAATGTTGTTTCGTGAGTATTTGATTGATGCCGATACAGAATACCGCGAAAAGTTCTTTGAACGGCTACCCAACTGCAGAACGGTTCCGCAGATTTTTATTGGCGGACGTCACATTGGCGGCTTGGAAGAATTAATAAAGGAACTGCACAGTAATGATTACGCTTAAAGAATTGCGTTGGGCTAATGCATTTTCTTATGGTGACGCCAATTCCATAAGATTTGATACGGCTCCAATTACGCAATTAGTTGGTAAAAACGGTCATGGTAAAAGTTCGATTGCACTAATCTTAGAAGAAGTCTTATTTAACAAAAACTCAAAAAACATTAAAAAGTCTGACATTCTTAATCGTTATGTAAAAGACAAGGCATACTGGATTGAACTAGACTTTGAGCGTGATAACAAAGACTATACCATTAAAACAGTTCGCGGGAATACTCAAACTGTTAAATTGTTGCGCGATAACATAGATATTAGTTCGCATACTGCAACCGCTACCTACAAAACTATTGAAGAGCTGATAGGCATGGATCACAAAGCCTTTTCTCAAATAGTTTATCAAAGCAATGCTTCAAGCTTAGAATTTTTAACTGCAACAGATACTCATCGCAAAAAGTT